AACGTAAGTCTGGGGTCTGGACATAATCTTGTGGTGCCTGGAAATATTACTGGACAAGGTACAGCTGCAATTACATCAAACGCAACAGTCGGTGGAACACTTGGTGTTACTGGAACAACCACATTATCTGGTAATTCAACAGTTGGTGGAACACTTGGTGTTACTGGTGCATCAACATTCTCTGGTAATGTCACAGTAGACACAAATGTATTGAAAGTAGATACATCAGCTGATACAGTAGGTATTCATGAAACTACGCCAGAGGGCAGACTTCATGTCAACAGTACTGGTCAAGATAATGCAAGTGGTATTAATCTTTTACTTGAATGTACTTCTGGTGGTGGACGAAAATGGGCCCACAGAATTTCTGAAACAGGCGTAAATAATGGTTGGTATGTTATCAGAGATGAAACTGCTGACAAAACTAGATTACAAATCCATGAAAATGCCTATTTTATGATTAATCCCATTAATGAAGAAACTCATGTTCGTGTAGGTACAACTGGAGCTATCGGTACAGGCTATGCTGGGGTAGAGATAAATCGAAGCGATTCTAATATTGGTTATCTCAACATTGGAAAAACATATAGTGGTAACGCATCTGCTGTCAAGTTTTGGTACTCTGCTTCATTGGTAGGACAAATCTCATACAACAACAGTTCTACGGCATATAACACTAGTTCAGATTATCGCCTCAAAGAAAATGTAGAATATGATTTTGACGCAACATCCAGATTAAAGCAACTGAAACCTGCTAGATTTAATTTTATATCTGATGAAAATAATACACTTGTTGATGGATTTATAGCACATGAAGTTAGTTCAATAGTGCCTGAAGCTATTACTGGCGAGAAAGATGCAACAGAAAAATATATTGACGAGGACGGTAAAGAACAAACAAGAGATGTAATGCAAGGTATTGACCAAAGCAAGCTTGTTCCTCTTCTTGTTAAAACTATACAAGAATTAGAAGCAAGAATTGCTGTATTGGAGGCCAAATAATGTCAACAATCAAAGTAGATACAATCGCAACAAGAACTGGTTCTGGTAATATTACTGCAAGTAACGCTATACTCGCACCATCTATCGGTGGTAGTTCCGATACCAACACATCTCTTTCATTTCCAGGCTCAGATGTAGTTCAATTAAATAACGCTGGAACTGCAAGACATAAATTTCACAATCTAAATGGAACAAGTTTATTTGAAGTTCAAGCAAGTAGTACTGGTGGTGGTGGTGCTGGTGGTGCATTTTTAAAATTCAAAGGAAGTAACGGAACACCAGTAGATATTGCATCTATTGATGGTTCAATGACAAATGGTACTTCTACTTCTGAAAGTGGAATACTTTCATTCTTTACTATGAACTCTGGAACAAATTCTGAAAAGGTTAGAATATTCAGTAATGGTGCAATGGCAGTTCCCAATGGTATTTCTCTTGGAAATGGTATTAGTGCAGCTGCATCTAATCTTCTTGACGATTATGAAGAAGGCACATGGACTCCAGATTTAAGAAACGCCGATAATGCAAATACATTTACTACAGAAGATGGATATTATACAAAAGTTGGAAATAGGGTGTTTGCACAGTTCAGATGCGACTATGGTAATACTGGTGGCGGCGGTGGAATTCAAATAAGAAATTTACCTTTTTCTTATAATGGTAATTTCTCTTGCGTTGGAATAGTTGCAGTTAATGGTGGTAGTATGTCTGGTAATAATAAACAATATGCTGTTTTTGCAAGTAGTGGCACTACTTTTCAAATTTATAATGGTGGAACTGTTAGTTCTGAAACATATAGTTTTTTAAGTGGTTCATTGCATTATATAACTAACTCATAAATAACTTTATACCTCTAGTGGATTCTAGGGGCGGACAAAAGGAGAAAAATAATGGCGATTACAAAACGTACAGAAGAAGATAAAATTGAAGTGGTAGGTCAGTTCAAGCATATTCAAGTAAGAACTGCTACTGTTATTGAAGAAGATGGTGTAGAACTTTCAAGAAGTTTTCATAGACACTCTATTGCACCAGATGGTGATTCATCTAAGGAAAGCGCAGATGTAAAAGCGATGGTTGCACAGTTTCATACTGATACAGTCAAAGCTGCATATACAAAACATCAAGAAGATAACGCACCAGCATCTGAATAAATATATGCATGACTGATGCAAATCACTATCTTGGCAATCCCCTTCTAAAGAAAGCAAATGTTCCTGTCGAATGGACAGAAGAACAGATTCTTGAATACAAGAAGTGCATGGAAGACCCCATGTATTTCTGTCAAACGTACATCAAGATTGTTTCCTTGGATGAGGGGATTGTTCCATTTAATATGTTTCCATTTCAAAAAGAGATGGTTGGAACTATTCATAGTAACAGATTTACGATATGTAAGTTACCCAGACAGTCTGGTAAGACAACAACAATCGTATCCTATATCCTACACTACGTTCTATTCAACCCAAGTATGAATGTTGCAATCCTTGCCAACAAGGCTGCGACTGCAAGAGATATTCTTTCCAGATTACAACTCGCATATGAAAACCTACCCAAATGGTTACAACAGGGAGTAATGTCTTGGAATAAGGGTTCTCTGGACTTAGAGAACGGTTCTCGTATTGTTGCATCATCCACATCGTCTAGTGCGGTTCGTGGTGGTTCATTCAACATGATATTTCTAGATGAGTTTGCCTTCGTGCCACACAATGTCGCAGAGGACTTTTTTAGTTCTGTGTATCCTACAATATCATCTGGTAAAACAACCAAGGTGATTATTGTTTCTACACCAAATGGAATGAATCTATTCTATAAGTTATGGAGTGATGCAGAGACAGAAAGAAACTCATATATTCCGATTGAGGTTCACTGGTCAGAAATTCCAGGCCGTGATGAGAAGTGGAAAGACGAAACTATTGCAAATACGTCACAAGAACAGTTCAATCGTGAGTTTGAGTGTGAGTTCTTGGGGTCTGTCAATACACTTATTCATCCAACAAAGATTAAATCGTTTCACTATGATGAACCAATTAAGAAGAATGCTGGATTGGACGTATATAAAAATCCAGAAGAAGGACATACATACGCACTTGTAGCGGACGTTGCAAGGGGTACAAACAACGATTACTCTGCATTCCTAGTGTTTGATGTATCACAATTACCTTATAATATTGTTGCAAAGTATCGTGACAATCAAATAAAACCTCTACTGTTTCCAACAATAATTCATCAAGTCGCAAGAGGATACAATCAAGCATATGTGATGATTGAGGTAAATGACATTGGAGAACAGGTCGCAACTGCAATGCAGTATGACTTAGAATATGACAATTTAGTTATGGCATCTATGCGTGGTCGTGCTGGTCAGATTCTTGGTGCTGGTTTCTCTGGGGGTAGAGCGCAACTTGGAGTTAGAACAACTAAAGCAGTAAAGACTTTGGGATGTTCTAATCTTAAACAAATGGTTGAAACTGATAAGTTAGTTATTAATGACTACGAATTAATTGATGAGTTATCAACATTTGTACAACATGGACAGTCATATCAAGCAGAAGAAGGACACACAGATGACCTCGCAATGTGTTGTGTGTTGTTTGCATGGATGACAAACCAACAATACTTTAAAGAACTCACTGATATTGACCTTAGAGAAAAGATGTTTTTAGAACATCAAAATCAACTAGAACAGGACATGGCTCCATTTGGTTTCTTTACTGATGGGTTGGAAGATGAAAATATCGGTCAGATGGTAGATGAGTATGGTACAAGGTGGTCACCAATCGTAAGGAATTACGATACAAATTGGTAAAACCCTATATAATTTCAATAATATCATTTTCCATTTTGAGGTAACAATTTGCACATACAATCTTAGATTGGTCGATTAACTTTATGACTTCTTGTCTAGATTGTGTATTAAGACCCTTACGCTTAGAAAGAGAACGGATTTTAGAATTATGTGGATAGAACTGTAGACAAGCAGTCTCTCGTTCTCCACAATGACAACAAGATTGATTTGCAAGGAATTCATTGACCCAGATAACTCTCATACGATAGTTTCTCTTAGTCACTTCTTTTATGGTTTCCTTGTATTGTTTATAATGAGACATGAATCTATTTATATGCAGTGGTGCATATAAAAATGGGTTTTCAAAACTTAATAATACTAAATATATGAGAAGTGAACAACTTTAATATAAAGTAATAGGAGAAACAAAAATGCCTTTTCAATTATCGCCTGGTGTTCTTGTTAAAGAGATAGACCTTACTAATATCGTTCCTGCTGTAGCAACCTCAATCGGTGGCATGGCTGGTGCCTTTCAAAAAGGCCCAGTTGGTGAAATCGTTGCTGTTGGTTCAGAGAAAGAATTAGTGGATATCTTTGGTAAACCAAACGGAAGTAACTTTGAGACATGGTTCACCGCTGCAAACTTTTTGCAGTACGGTAACGCACTCAGAGTTGTTCGTGCAACATCTGCCATTGTAAATGCTACAAGTGGTGGTTCTGGTTTGCTTATCAAGAGTACAGATGACTACTTAAATAACTATTCTGCTGGACAAGGTTCAGCTGGTGAATGGGGTGCAAGAACTGCTGGAACACATGGTAACTCACTTGGAGTATCAATATGTTCAAACGCATCTGCATATGAACAAAACTTTGCTGGAAACGCCAATACACTTGGTGTAACAACTGGTACTCCTGCTATTGGTGCAACTACTGTTGGAGTTGACACTGGTGGTGGTTCTGCTGGTGCTGGTGGAGCTGCATACAATGTCGGTGACATTGTACATTTCCAAGAAGCAGATGGTCAAGAATACGAGATTACTGCAATCTCAACTGACAATCTAACAATTAAACAATTAGACAATCCAAACGGTGGTGGTCTTAAAACTGCTCTTGCTGCTGCGACAAATGTTCGTAGACGTTGGAGATTTTATGACTTGTTTGATGCTGCTCCAGGCACATCAACATATGCAACTGGTAAAGGTCTTATCGCTGATGAAATGCACGTTGTTGTATTTGACAGAACTGGTGATATCTCTGGTTTCAGAGCAGATACAAATGGTGAAAGAACTAATGCTGTTCTTGAAACATTCCCATTCGTATCACAGGCTGCATCCGCTAAGACTTCACAGGGTGGAACAAACTTCTATCCAGACGTAATTTACGGACAGTCAAAACTTATATACTGGTTAGACCACGACTCTTCATTGAGTAATGCTGGTACAGACCCAGTTGCTGGTACTACATTTGCATCAACTGCTGGTAAAGGTGGTGTTAAAGATGACAACCTTTCTGGTGGTACAGATGACTATGCAGTAACAGTTGGTGAACTCGCACTTGCATACGATGAGTTTGCAGATGCAGAAACAGTTGACGTAAACCTTCTGATGGCAGGAACTTCGCCCGCTAGTGCAGACGGTGTGTCTCATGCGACTAAAATGATTGACATTGTAGAAGCAAGAAAAGACTGTGTTGCATTTATCTCTCCTCGTAGAGCAGATGTTGTGAATGTGTCTTCTGCACATACACAGGGTTCAAATGTCAAAGGTTTCTTTGATAGTCTTGCAAGTTCGTCTTATGCAGTATTCGATAGTGGATACAAGTATATGTACGACAAGTTCAATGATACGTTCAGATACGTTCCTTTGAATGGTGATATTGCTGGTCTTTGTGCAAACACAGACAATGTTGCAGACCCATTCTTCTCGCCTGGCGGTTTCAACAGAGGACAAATTCGTGGTGCAGTTAAACTTGCGTTTAACCCAACCAAGGCACAAAGAGATATTCTCTATCCTGCCAGAGTTAATCCTGTTGCGACATTCCCAGGCCAAGGTACAGTGTTGTTCGGTGATAAAACTGCACTAAGTAAACCAAGTGCATTTGACCGAATCAATGTTCGTAGGTTGTTTATTCTTCTTGAGAAGTCTATTGCAACCGCTGCTAAGTTCCAGTTGTTTGAATTCAACGATGAGTTCACACAAGCACAGTTTAGAAACTTAGTAGAACCGTTCTTGAGAGACATCCAAGGTCGTAGAGGTATCACAGACTTTAGTGTAGTTTGTGATGGTACAAATAATACAGGTGAGGTCATTGACCGAAATGAGTTTGTTGCAGATATCTTCATCAAACCAGCTCGTTCTATCAACTTCATTCAACTGAACTTTATCGCAGTGAGAACTGGGGTAGCATTTTCAGAGGTAGGGGGATAATTAGATGAGTATTGACCAATTTAAAGCAAACCTTACTGGTGGTGGTGCGAGAGCTAACCAGTTTAGAGTATTTTTCACCAGTGTTGGTGGAATAGTACAAATCCCAGAAAAGTCTTTGTTCTTATGTAAAGCTGCATCACTTCCTGGCCAAACGGTTACTGAAATTCCAGTTCCGTTTAGAGGAAGAAATTTGTATCTTGCTGGAGACAGAGAATTTGAAACTTGGGATTCAACATTTATCAACGATACAGACTTTGCAATCAGAAATGCTGTAGAGTCATGGTTGAATAAAATGAATAACTTAGTAACAAATAGTGGTGCTGCAAACGTAAACGAATACACTGCAACAATGACAATTCAACAATTAGGTAGAGACAATGCAATTCTAAAACAATATGAACTTCGCAATTGTATGCCTACTGTTGTTGCACCGATTGACCTAAGTATGGAAACCGCAAGTGCTATTGAAGAGTTCGCTGTAACTTGGAGATACACGCATTTCACTACTTCAGGCATTTAACTTCTGAGAAACCTACTAAATAGTAGTGTAAATTAGGAGTTAGAAATATTATGGCTGAGTTATTTGGGTTCAAAATCACTCGTAAAAAAGATGAGGGAGAGTCATTCACTCTCCCTTCATCTGATGACGGTACTATTGAAGTCGCTGGTGGCGGTTTCTATAGTCAGACATTAGACGTAGATGGTCGAGACAAAACCGAAAATGATTTAATTAGACGATATCGTGATATTGCGATTCAACCAGAGTGTGATTCTGCGATTGAAGATATTGTTAGTGAAGGCATCGCTTCAAACGAATACGATGCACCTGTTGCCTTGCGGTTAGACAGGTTGGAATATTCCTCAAAGGTTAAAAAACGTATAAATGAAGAATTCGATAGGGTTCTTCAATTACTTGATTTCAATATCAAAGGACATGACATCTTTCGTAGATGGTATGTCGATGGTCGTATCTATTACCACAAGGTGATTGATAAGAAAGAACCAAGAAAAGGAATCAAGGAACTTCGTTATATTGACCCAAGGAAAATCAAGAAAGTAAGAGAGGTCATCAAAGATAGGCCTGACCCTGTTACTGGTATTGACAAACAGAAACAAACACTTGAGTATTACCTTTATAATGAAAAGGTAGTAGATAACAGTGCAACACCACAATCTGCACTCAAGATTACAACAGATTCCATTGCATTTTGTCCTTCTGGATTGGTAGACCAAACTAAAGGTTCAGTACTGTCTTATCTTCATAAGGCAATCAAACCTGTCAACCAGTTAAGAATGATTGAAGATGCACTAGTCATCTATCGTATCTCAAGAGCTCCAGAACGTAGAATTTTCTACATTGACGTTGGTAATCTTCCTAAAATTAAGGCAGAACAATATCTAAAAGATGTGATGAGTCGTTATCGAAACAAGTTGGTCTATGATGCATCAACTGGTGAAATTCGTGACGATAGAAATCATATGTCAATGTTGGAAGACTTCTGGTTACCTCGTAGAGAAGGTGGTAGAGGAACAGAAATCACAACCTTGCCTGGCGGTTCAAACCTTGGTGAGATTGAGGATATTGTTTACTTCCAGAGAAAACTGTACAGGTCGTTAAACGTACCTATGTCCAGAATGGAAGCAGAACAAAACTTTTCTATTGGTCGTTCTACAGAGATTACTAGAGATGAATTGAAGTTCTCTAAATTTGTACAGAGACTTCGTAAAAAGTTCTCCGCTTTATTCCATGACGTTCTTCGCACACAACTTGTTCTTACAGGTGTGATTGCTGAGGAAGAGTGGGATAAGATTAAAGAACATATTCAGTATGACTTCTTACAGGATGGACACTTTGCAGAATTGCGTGACGCAGAAATCCTTAGAGAACGTATTGATATGTTGGGTCAAGTAGAACCTTATGTCGGTAATTTCTTTTCAAAATCATGGGTAAGAAAGAATATCTTACATCAAACTCAACAAGAGATTGAAGAGATTGAAACTGAAATTGAAGAAGAAGGTGGCGGAGAAGAAGAAGACAACTTTGAATCAAAAAAACCAAAGGGTAAAATGTTATGAGTATAGAAATAATTAATGCACTTGCAGATGGTGACAATCTAAAGGCAGAAAACGAATTCAAGGCAGCAATCTCACAAAAGATGGGTGCAAGTCTTGAGATTAAAAGACAAGAAGTTGCTGGTACTATGGTATCGCAACACGTTCCAGAAGTAGAGAATGTGGAAGATGAAGAAGTTTGATGAGTTAGTTACGTCATTACCAGAGAGTGACGAACACAAAAAATCAAAAGAATATAAGAAACTGTCTCCTAAGATGAAAGAGGCGGTTGACAATATATTTTCGATTATGGACTCTAAACCTTCAAGTTTCCTAAATACTTTTGAAAAAACTATAAAAGACTCCGCAAGGAAGTTCAAGGTAAAAGAAAAAGACCTTTTGAGCTACTTTGAGAGAGAAATGTTAGGACTGTAAAAATGATTTTAAAAGGAAGTGCAACTAATGTAACCTCAGCGACTACATTAAATAGAGCAACAAGAATTAGGGTTGGTGCGACTAATGCTGGAACAGTCACTATTGCGGCCGTAACTGGTACATTTAATGCACAATCTGCTGTTGCTGGTGCTGCAATTACAATATCAAGTCATGGTTTTACTACAGGGGATGAAGTTATCTATTCTGATGGTGGTGGAACTAAGATTGCTGAATTAACAGATGATGGTCTGTTCTTTGTAAAAGTAGTAGATGCAAATACAGTTAATCTTGCAACTACATTTACAAATGCACAAAATAACGTAGTATTAACTTTAACAGATGGCCCATCAGAAAATCATACAATAACTGCAACAAAGACATATGCTGGTTCGGTGGTATTAACCGCAGGCTCAGTAATTCTTATAGACAAAAGACCAAGTGATACTATTACTTGTTCTGCAGCGATGAGTTGTACAGCAGTTGGTAGTCAACCGTAAGGGGGAATTGAAATGAAATTAATTTCAGAACAAATTCAAGACGTTCAATACCTTTCGGAAGAAGACGAAAAGGGTAAAAAGAACTACAAGATTAAAGGTATCTTCTTACAGGGAGATATCAAGAACCGCAATGGTAGAATATATCCTGTTGAGGTTTTAGAAAAAGAAGTAAATAGATACAGTCAAGAATTTATCAACGAGAATCGTGCGTATGGTGAACTTGGACATCCAGAAGGCCCAACAGTCAATCTGGAAAGAGTATCGCACATGGTTACATCTCTGAAAAGGGATGGAAAGAACTTTGTTGGTGAGGCAAAAATTATGTCAACACCAATGGGTAATATTGTATCAAACATTATGGACGATGGTGGTAAACTCGCAGTCTCATCAAGAGGCATGGGTAGTTTGCAACAGAAGAATGGTGCAAACTATGTAAACAAAGATTTCTACTTGGCAACCGCAGCCGACATTGTTGCAGACCCTTCTGCACCTCAAGCCTTTGTACAAGGTATTATGGAAGGTAAAGAATGGATTTGGAATAATGGTTTACTTAAAGAAGTAGACGTTGCGGAAATTCAAGAGGATATTGAACGAGGTATTCGTTCAAAAAATGCGAAATACCAAGCATTGGCCTTCGCAAAATTTCTCAAAAAACTGTAAAAGTATAAATATAGTATAATGAGATTAACATTAAGGAGAACTCCCAAATGTCAGAACTAGACAAGACAATTGAGGATTTGGAAGCAGAAGTTACTGCGGAACTTGAAGAAGCTGCAGACGCACCTAAAAAGGGTGCAGTTGCTAGTGAAAAAGGTTCTAAGGTTGACGGTGATGTAGAAGACCTTGGTGCTCCAGTGGTTAAAGGTGATGAGAAATCTGGGCCTGACGCTACTAAGAAAACCAAGAAAGACGCTACTATCCCTACTGCCGTAAAAGGTGACGAAGCACCCCAAAAACTCAAAGAAGAAGACGAATCAGATGAGGACGAAAAAGACTCAGATGATGAGGAAGAAAAAATGGACGAAATGGAAGATGAGCCAAAAATGGAAATGCCTAAAACTAAAAAGGGCATGGAAGATGTTGTACTCAAAGCCATGAAGTCAATGAAAAAAGGTGAGATGGAATCCATGTGCGCTTCAGTAATGAAGGGTTCATATGGTTCGTCTAACGAAAGTGTTAAGAAAGAAGCACTTGACATTGATTCCATTGACGTAACAGAAGATGTAAACGCTTTGATTGAAGGTGAAAACCTTTCAGAAGAGTTTACCGCAAAAGCAACTACAATCTTTGAAGCTGCCGTGAAGTCTAAACTCCGTAGTGAAGTCGAAAGACTTGACATTGAGAAGACACATGAAGTTGCAGAAGAAGTAGAAACTTTCAAAAATGAACTGACTGAAAAAGTTGATTCATATCTTGACTATGTTGTTAAAGAGTGGATGCAAGAGAACGAACTCGCTATTGATAGAGGGTTAAAAGGTGAAATTGCAGAAGACTTTATCACAGGACTGAAAGCGCTCTTTGAAGAACATTACATTGATGTTCCAGATGAGAAGTACGACATTCTTGAGGGTCAAGCTCAGAAGATTGAAGACCTTGAGGCAAAACTCAATGAAACAATCGAAAAGATGACTGACATGAACAAAGAGAAATCCTCACTTGTTCGTGAACAGGTAATCGCAAAAGTTTCAACAGACCTCGCTGATACTGAAAAGGAAAAGTTTGAGGGATTAGTTGAAGATGTTGAGTTTAACGGTGAAGAAGATTTCACTTCAAAACTTAACACCTTGAAGGAAAATTATTTTCCTAAGTCAGTTGCTACCCAAACCCTTGAGGAAGAAGTAGAAACTGAAAATCAAGAAGTTGACGTTAGTGGCGCTATGGCTGCGTATATGTCCGCTATCCAGAAGTCGAAACCCTATGGGGCGGAAGCTTTTAATATTGTGAAAAAGTAACTTTTAATAAATAATAATAATATAGAAAACATAGGAGAGAACTAAAATGTTCAATTCAGAGAACTTACAAGAAAAGTGGCAGCCAGTCCTTCAGCATCCAGATTTGCCTGAGATTGCTGATAACTACAAGCGTGCCGTCACTTCTGTTATCTTGGAAAATCAAGAAAAAGCACTAAAAGAAGATGCTGCCTTCCTTGGGGAGACAGTTCATGCCAACAATACTGCGTCTGCATCAAATTGGGATCCAATTTTGATTTCATTGGTAAGACGTGCTATGCCTAACCTAATCGCATATGATATTTGTGCAGTTCAACCAATGACTGGGCCAACTGGACTTATCTTTGCAATGAAATCAAGAATCAACTCTGCTGGTGGTGATGAAGCACTATTCGGTGAAGCAGATACAGATTTCTCTGGTGCTGGTACTCATGCTGGTACTAACCCTGCCGTACTTAACGATGGTTCGCCAGGAACATTCACTAGTGGTACTGGTGATACAACTGCAAACATGGAAGCACAAGGTGACTCCGCAGGCAACGCTTTCGCTCAAATGGCATTCACCATTGAGAAGGCGACTGTTACTGCAAAGACACGTGCTCTTAAAGCAGAATACACTATGGAACTTGCACAAGACCTTAAAGCAATTCACGGTCTTGACGCAGAAACAGAATTGTCAAACATTCTGTCTTCCGAAATCCTTGCTGAAATCAACCGTGAAGTTGTAAGGTCTATCTACAAGGCTGCAAAGCCAGGTGCTCAGACCGATACTACTAACGGTGGTATCTTCGATATGGACACTGACTCAAATGGTCGTTGGTCTGTTGAGAAGTTCAAGGGTCTTATGTTCCAAGTTGAGAGAGATGCTAACGTAATCGCTCAACAAACTCGTAGAGGAAAAGGTAATATCCTTATCTGTTCATCTGATGTTGCATCTGCACTTCAAATGGCTGGTGTATTGGATTACACTCCTGCTCTTAATAACAACTTGAATGTCGATGACGCTGGTAACACTTTTGCTGGTACATTGAATGGTCGTTATAAAGTGTACATTGACCCATACATGGCAAACGCTGCTGCAAAACAGTACTTTGTTGTGGGTTATAAAGGTACTTCACCTTACGATGCTGGTGTCTTCTACTGCCCATATGTTCCATTACAAATGGTTCGTGCGGTTGGTGAGAACACATTCCAACCTAAGATTGGTTTCAAAACAAGATACGGTCTTGCTCAGAACCCATTCTCAACTGCTACTGCTACTGATGTTACACTTGGTGCAAACGACAACGTGTACTATCGTAGAGTTCAAGTGGTCAACCTTATGTAATAATAAGAGTTGGGTCAACCAACCAAAAGGGAGAACTTCGGTTCTCCCTTTTTTTATTCTGTATAAATAGATGTATGGTACAGATAAACTCATTAAGCAGACAACCCACTGAATTCGACTACGCAGACCCAACTAAGTTTAAATTCAGTATCAATAAATTACCGTTAGTAGAATATTTTACTACTTCGGCTAACTTGCCAGGCATTAATCTTGGTGAGGCAATATTCCCAACTCCATTTAAATCAATCCCTATAATGGGTGATGACCTTACATATGAAAATCTAGAGATTTCATTTCTTGTAGATGAAAAACTTGCAAACTATACAGAAGTTCATAACTGGATGGTCGGTATTGGTTTTCCACAATCAAGAACACAATTTGGTAATTTAAAAACTGAAGGTACACAGGTCGTACCATCTCAAGGCAAGGAAGCTGGACAGGAAAGTATTTCTGGAATGTATTCTGATGCAACACTTACAATTACATCTGCAAAGAATAATCCTATTGTAGAAGCAAGATTTCAAGACATCTATCCTGTTGCATTAAGTAGTCTTGCATATAATCAACAAGAAGGTGATATAACATACTTAACAGCAAACGTGACGTTTACATATAAAATATACACGTTACATACATTATAAATAGATTAGGATGAGGTTCAAACCCCTTGAACATCTATCATAGACCCAAACGGTCAATATATCTAACGCAAGGAAGATATGCAATCTCATCCCTTTGAATTGAAGGATACATTATGAACTTAGAAGAACTACAAGAGATGTCCGCCAAGGACTTAAAGATTGACGATACACAACTAGATATCGAATCTCTCAAGACCCCAGAACTCTATGGGAAATATTTAAAAATATTCATGCGTTGGAACTTGTTATTGAAACAGGTTGAATCCAAACACCGTATTCTTTACAGACAGAAGTGGGAATACTACGGTGGTAAAGCAGACCCAGATGTTTACAGAGAAAACCCCCTCGACTTAAAAATACTGAAACAGGATGTTCCAATTTATTTGGAAGGTGATAAGGAGTTGATTGAATCTCAGCACGCTGTGGAATACCACAAAGCAATGGTAGACCATGCAGAGAAGATGTGCAAGATGTTAAACAATCGTGGATTTCAAATAAAGAATGCGATTGATTGGAAGAGATTCATGGAAGGTTCGATTTGATAATCTCAAAAAAGAATGAAGTATATTTAAACGTAGAAACTGACAAAGGTATCGCAAGAGAACTTTCAGATTTTTTTACGTTTGAAGTGCCAGGCGCAAAGTTCATGCCACAGTACAGAAGTCGTATGTGGGATGGAAAGATACGTTTGTTTTCCATGCAAACTGGTGAAATATATTTTGGACTGTTGTCCTACATTGAAGAATTTGCAAAACGCAATGAAATTGAAATTGAATATAAAGAAGGAGTGAAGAATGGAGATACAATCGAATCCGATGTTGTACGAGAATTTATTCAAAGAGTTAGACCAAGAGCAAGAGGAGCTGATATACAGGTTCGTGACTACCAGTTTGATGCAATACTTCATGCGATTAGAAATGATAGGTGTCTTCTTCTTAGTCCTACTGCTTCGGGCAAATCATTAATCATTTACATTCTGTCTGTTTGGTATGCAATGAAGACAGAACAGAATATTCTTATCCTTGTTCCCACAACATCTTTGGTAGAACAGATGCACAGTGATTTTATTGATTATGGATTTAACGAATCTATGATGCAAAAAATATATCAAGGATACTCAAAGAATATCACAAAACCCATTACAATATCCACATGGCAATCAGTTTACAAGATGCAAAAGAAATGGTTTGAACAGTTTGGTTGTATCATGGGTGATGAAGTACACATTTTTAAGTCAAAGTCATTAACAGGTATAATGAATAAGATGACCCTTTGTAAGTACCGTCATGGGTTCACAGGTACGCTTGACGGAACGCAAACACATAGGTTAGTACTAGAGGGTCTATTTGGTTCAGTAAACAAAGTAACGACAACTAAAGAACTCATGGACAGTGATACACTCGCAAAACTAAAGGTCGAATGTATTGTTCTTCGTTATCCAGATGCTGATTGTAAGTATATGAAAGACCTTTCTTATCAAGATGAGGTTGACCTAATTGTTCGTGATGAACGTAGAAATAAATTCATTATTGACTTGACAAAACACTTGACAGGTAATACATTAGTACTATTCCAATTTGTGGAAAAGCATGGAGATGTATTACATACGATGATGAAAGACTCCCTAAGTAACAGAAAGGTATTCTATGTTTATGGGGGTACTGACACCGCAACCAGAGAAGAGATTCGTGCAATTACAGAAAAGGAAACCGATGCAGTTATTGTCGCATCATATGGTACATTTAGTACTGGCATTAATATTCGTAATTTGCACAACATCGTGTTCTCTTCACCCTCCAAAAGTAGAATTAGAGTCTTGCAATCCGTTGGCCGTGCGTTGCGACTTGGTGACAATAAAGACTCAGCTCGATTGGTAGATATTGCAGATGACTTTACTCACAAAGGAAAACAAAACTTCACATTACGTCACTTTATGGAACGAATAAATATATACAATGAAGAAGAGTTTGATTATGATATTAAACAAATCTCTATAGATAAAGGATAAAGATGGAACATCAAACAAAAGTCTTAAAACTTTCTAATGGGGAAGAGATTATAACTGTGATTAGTTCTGCTGATAAGAGTAGACCTTATATAGAAGTCAAAAACCCATTACAAGTTAACTTATATCCAAAATCACTAGATGGTGGTTTTGTAGAAAGTATGGCGTTATCACGTTGGTTAACTGTAAGTGAAACTCAGATTGCAAACTTAAACAAAACCAGTATTGTTGCTATATCAGATGCATCAATTGGTCTTGCAAGATTCTACGAACATTGTGTAAAGAAGATGACGTTGAGTGATAATGGTCGTGTTTGGGATGAACCTTCTGATGAAGATTTACAGCGTATTGAACAAGAAGAATATGATAATCTTATTCCATTTCCAACTAAAGACACTATACATTAATTCATTCTCAAACCCTACATAGGGATAATACCGTCTTGTCAAGGGAAAGTCAAGACTTTTTTGAAAATAAATTGATATTAATTTACTTCTTGACAATCACCTTTGTATAAGGTATGATGTACTTAAATTATGGGAAAGACTCATGGCAATAAAACCAAAGAATAAACCACATTATGTAAATAATAAAGAATTCCTTCAAGCTATGGTGGAGTGGAAAGAGCGATGTAAAGTTGCTGCAAGTGAGGGTAAACCTCAACCACCCATTACAAACTATATTGGAGAATGTTTTTTAAAGATTGCAAACCATCTATCGTACAGACCAAATTTCATCAATTACACATATAGAGATGAAATGATATCTGACGGTAT